ATAAACCCGGCGCCGCGCGCGACGCCGGCGACGACCCGCGCCTACTCGAGCGTGAGAGGAGAATTGCCGATGGTCGGGCTGACGAAAGGGATGAGCGGCGCGAGCCTGGCGAAACGGCCGCCGAAGGTGAGGGGGAGGGTGGCGAACGACCTTTACGAGGGCGGGGCAAGGCGCGCGGTGATGCCGCCGACGACGACGGACACGAAGCCGACGAAGGGAAAGAGCCCAAGCCAAAAGGGGAAGGCGAAGATGACGCCGAACCCGACGAGGGGGAGAAGTGGGCGCTAACGCTTAACGGCCAACCGGTCGAAAAGCTCGAGGTTACGGTCGACGGCGAGGAAAAGCCGGTCAGTCTCGACGAGTGCGTCAAAGGCTACATTCGCCAGGAGACTTTCCACAAGCGCATGACGCAAGTCGACCAGGCGCGTCAGGCGATCGAGGCGGAAGCCGGCAACGTCGGCCAGGCGCGCGGCGTCTATCAGCAAAAGCTGCAATATCTCGACACGCTGATTGCGCAGATGACGCCGCAAGAGCCCGATTGGGACAAGGAATTCGCCGCCGATCCGGCGGCCGCGCACCATAAACAGAAAACCTACGGCGAGATTTACGCCAAGCGCCATTGGATCGATCAAGAGCTCCAGCGCACCGCGCACGAGACGCAAGCCGAATATGACAAGCGCTCGAAAGACTTCGCCATCAACCAATTCACGGATTTCGTTAGGGAGGCAAATATCCCCGACGAAACAGCGCTCACCGAAACCTTGACCCTCATGCGGTCTTACGGCCGCAAGGAAGGTTTCAGCGAGGTAGAGCTCGCCCAAACCTACGACAAGCGCATGCTGCGCGTGTTGAGGAAGGCGGCTCTTTACGACCAGGGGCAATCGAACAGGCCAAAGGCGATTATCCCTGGAAAAGGCAAGACGTTGACACCCGGAGTTGCTACGCCCGTAGGGAATGCGACACGCCGACATATCGACGAAGCCCAAAGCAGATTGGCAAAAACGGGACGCGTAGACGACGCGGCCCAAGTCATGGCTAGGCTAATTCGATGAGGTCGGACAAATGGCAAAGGTTACGAACGCCTTCACTACTTACCAAGCTGTAGGCAATAGGGAGGATTTATCCAACGCGATCTATAACATTGACCCGTTCGACACGCCGGTTATGTCGGCTTTTCGTCGGCGCAATGTAAAGAATAGGATTTTCGATTGGCAGACTGAAAACTTGCCGATCGTCAACCCGAACAACGCGCAGCAAGAAGGCTTTGTGCTCGCCAACTCGCCCGCGCAGCCGACCGTCCGGCAAAACAACGTCACCCAGATTTCCGAGCGCGACGCGACCGTCTCGGGCACGCAAGAGGAGAGCGACGCCGCCGGCAAAGGGTCGGAAATGGCGCACCAAATGGCGCTCGCGTCGAAGGCGCTCAAGAGCGACATGGAAACCATCTTGTGCGGCCGCCAGGCGCGCAACGATGGCAACGACACCGGCCCGACGGCGCGCACAACCGAGGCCTTCTCGCACTGGCTCGCCAGGGCGAAAGACAAGACCGGCGCGATCAATGCGGCGATCGCGCCCGGCACAGTCACGGCCGGCGTGCCGACCCTCGCCACCGACGCCTTCGCCGCCGTCGCCGGCGGCTCGCAAGTGACGATTACCGAGGCCATGCTCGGCGACGCCATGCAGCAAGCCTATACCAACGGCGCGAGCCCGACGTTGTGGATTGTGCCGCCAGGGCCGAAGCGTACGATCTCCACCTTCGTCGGTCGAAGCACAACGCAAGTCTTGGTTGGTAAAACGGAAGTCGTGTCAACTATTGACGTGATCGCGACGGATTTCGGACGGATCAAAGTCGCGCCGTCACGCTGGGTTCCGACCGACGTTGGTTTGCTCATCGATCCTGAGTTCGCGGACGCGTCGTTCTTCCGAGCCTTCCGACAGTATTTGATGGCGCGGACCGGCGACGCCGAAACCCGCATGATCGTCGTCGAATGGGGCCTCGAGATGCGCAACGCCCTGGCCCACATCTTATTCAACGGGATCAAGAAATAACAAAAAAGGGGCGGCTCGCGCCGCCCCAACCCTTCGCTCTTCCCGCTCAAAAGGAGAACCGAAGGGATCATAACATGCAGCGCGCCTTTGTCTACGAGGACGCAAACGGCGTGCGGCGGACCCTGATCGCCGACGACGAGCGGCCGGATCGTTTCGTCGTCAAAACAACCCAGGACATTGAGCCGCTCCTCGCCTCCATCGCGCGCGACCGCGAGCTCATGCGCAACACCGGCGACGCCAAAATCCTCGGCCGCCTCCCGGTCGAAGTCTACGAGCGCGCCGTCCATGAGCAATGGGACGAAGGCGATTGGCGGAAATTTTGGAACGGCGCCGGTCCTGACGACCTCCCGAACGGCCGCGCGCTGCGCATCTGGAAACCAGGGGCGAACGTCTAATGCCTTACGATCGCAAGTTCTATTTCGACAAGGTGCGGGCCGACTTGTTTCGGGGCAACCTGACGCAGAGCCAAGTCGACCACCAGAATTACTTGCTCGCCATTTGGGAGCGCTTTTTCGAAGCGGACAACCCGCGCGACGGCACGCGATGGCTTGCCTATTGCCTGGCCACCGTCATCCACGAGACGGCCGAAACGATGGCGCCGATCGAGGAATACGGGAAGGGCAAGGCGTACAAATATGGTCAGCCGACGGGTCCCTATGGCGAGTGCTACTACGGGCGCGGCCACGTCCAACTCACTTGGGAAGATAACTACAAAAACGGCAAGAAATTCCTCAAGGAACGCTACGGCGTCGACGCCGACTTGCACGCCAAGCCCTCGCTCATGCTCGAGGGCGAGTGCTCGGCGCTCGTCCTCTACGACGGCATGGTCTACGGTTGGTTCACCGGCGTCGGCTTGCCCAAATATTTCAACTCGACGGTCGAGGACCCGGTCAATGCGCGGCGCATTGTCAACGGGACCGACAAGGCCAGCACGATCGCCGGCTACTACTGGAAATTCAAGGCGGCGCTTCGACAAGTCGCGACACCCGCGCCGGTAGCGGAAAGCGACCTCCCTGGCTTGCCGAAAGGCCCCGCTATGCCAGAGCCGGAGGCCGCGTGAATGGAAAGCTTGCTCGCCGAATTGCAAACGATCCTCACGACGCTCCTCGCCGCCGCAGGGACCGCGCTTTGCGCCTACGCCATCAAGTGGCTGCGCGATTTCCTCGGGATCAAAGAGAGCGACAGCAACGAAGAGGCGATCCGGCGCGCCGCGCTGACCGAAGCCGGCAAGCTCGTGACGCAGGGCAAGCTCGACGATCCCGCCGCGCTCGTCGCCGCCGCCGCCAAAGTGATCGCCGACCTTCAACCGCAAGTGAAGGCCGAGGGCTACGACACGGTCGACGTCAAAGACATGATTATCGGCGCGGCGGCGACCGTGTTTCCGCCGGCCGCCTTCCTCAAACTTTTCATCAAGTGACATGGCCGCTAACGACCTCGTCATCCCGCCGCCATCGCCTAAGCTTCTCGATTATCCGGCGTCGATCGGCCTCGTCATCGTGTCCGTTTTGACGGTGGTTATGGTGGTCGCCGCGTCTCGGTTCGACGCAACCGGCGGCACGCTGACCGTGTCGCTCCTCGTGATTTTGTCGTTCTTGAGCCTCGTCACTTACTGCGCGTTTTTCACCATCCCCACGGACGAAATCACGTCGGGCGCGATCGGCGGCCTGGTCGCGGCGTTCGGCGCCGTGGTCGCCTATTGGCTCGGCCGCAACAGGAAGGACCGCGAATGAGCCCGCTCGCCCTCATTCTCCTCGTCGTCGTCGTCATCTTTCTGATCGGCGGCGGTCTGCCGCACTTCTACCATTCCGCGCCCTGGGGGCCGGGCTACGGCTTCGGCAACGCGGGCCTCGGCGGCATCGGCACGATCCTCATCATCCTGCTCATCCTGGCTTTGTTGGGTTACCTGTGACCGACTTTTCCGACCTCAAAACGCAAGTCGCTGAGTGGGCCAACCGCCAGGATTGGAGCGACGCGCTCGTCACGTCTTTCATTCGCATGGCCGAGCAAAAATTTAATGCCGAGCTCCGCGTCGACCGGATGATCCAGTTCAACGACGCGCTGATCGCCGCGCGCTGCGCGCCCTTGCCCGACGATTGGCTGGCGATGGACCTCGTGCGGCTCGAGAACGCCAACGCCGCCGACGGCTTTTCGCCGATCCGCTATCTTAGCCGCGACGAGTTTTTCAACCTCTCGTCCGATTGGGCTCAGCGCTACTACACCATCGAAGGCCGGCAGATTTACGTCGGCGGCGACCCGAACACGACCGACGGCCAAACGTTGCGGATCGCCTATTACGGCGAAGTTCCGGTCCTAACCGACGATCAGCAAAGCTGGCTCTACACCAAATATCCGAGCCTCTATTTGCACGCCGCGCTCATGCACGCCGATTTGCATGCCGTCGGCGAAGAGAACGCGGCGGCGAACATGAAGGCGCTGACCGAGGACGAAATTCAAAAACTCAACGCCCTCCATCTGCGCGCCAAGGCGAGCGGCTCGAGGGTCACCCGGTCGCGCCTTAGGTCATTCGGATAGGAGGAAATCAATGGTTGGTCTGTCGTCTGGCGGTGAAAGCGCGGTTTTGACGCCGCTCACCACAACCGCTTATGTCTCATTGCACACTGCCGACCCGCTCGACACCGGCGGCAGCGAGGTCACCGGCGGCTCTTATGCGCGCCAGGGGCCAATCGCCTTCGCCAACGCGGGCAACAACCCGACCGTGGCGAGCAATAGCGCCATCGTCACCTTCCCGGCGGCGACGGCGAACTGGGGCACGATTACCCATTTCGGCGTCTGGTCCGCCGTAACCGGCCCCACGTTTCGCGGCTCTGGCGCCCTGACGACGGCGAAGGCGGTCAACAACGGCGACACGGCGCGCTTTGTCGCCAATGCGCTGACCATCACCGCGCAGTGAGACGATGGCCGTTTCTCGCATCCAGGGCGCTAATGGCAACGATGCTTCTGGCGGCAATTTTGCCAATTTTCCTGTTTCGTTCGCCGCGCCGGTGGCGTCGGGCAATGCGGTCATCGCTGTTTTTACGGTTTCCAATACAGCGACTTGCACGGTCACTGATGATAAAGGCAATACCTACACAAACCTGCCTTACGACTACATCTCCGGCTTTTCCTACGGCATCGGGACTGCTTATTGCCTCAATGTTACCACTGGCCCCAAGACCATTACGCTGCACCCGTCGCCGGCTAATCCTTATCCAAGCCTGATCATCGAGGAGTTTTCTGGCTTATCAGCCTTCGACGCCACGTCTGGCAACATCGACACAGGCTCGCCGTCCTCATATTCGACAGGAAACGTTACGCCAGTTGGTAATGGCGAGCTTCTCTATACCATCTGCTGGGCCGCAAACAGCGGTCCTCTGACCGTAAACAGTCCGTTTGTTTATTCGCAACAGGCTGGTTCGTTCCAGAACGTTGCCGACGCCTATTATGTACAACCCACGGCGGCGTCGATTGGCGCGACGTGGCACCCGCCATCGGCTCAACCGGGCGTGGCGCGCATTGCGGCGTTCAAGGGCGTTGCGCCGCCGGTCGATCTGGCGGGGAATTTCTCCGTATGATCGCCCTCGCCGCCGACATTACCGTCGTTTCTGCCGCTGGCGCTTCGTCGGTCTGGTCCGCTTCGGACGCTGCCGCCGCTCCTGGCGGCATGGCTTTGTCCAACGGCGGGCTGACGGTCGCGCCGACGACAACGTCGTGGTCTTCGATCCGTACGACCATAAGCCAATCGTCAGGCAAGCTTTATGTAGAGTTCAAGAACGGTCCTACCGATGCGACCGGGGCGATGATGATCGGGGCCGGATCATCAAGCATGGACATTGGTACTTATTTAGGCAATTCCAGTTATGGATTTGGCTTTTTTGTTGATGCAGGAAATATATTCATCAACATGGGGGCTGGGGCGGTTGAGAATTACGGAACAAGTCAAACCCCGGCGGCGAACGATGTTTGGGCATTGGCGATTGATCTTACCAGCGGCAAGGTTTGGCTAGCACAAAATAATGTGTGGTTTGGCGGCGGTAACCCAGCAACCGGCGCTAATCCTGCAATGACCTATATACCGGCGAACGCTGCGCCTTTGTTCCCGGCGCTGTCGTTCAACGGCTCTCCCTTCAGCGTCTGGACCCTTCAAGCCACCGCCGCCAGTCAGACATATGCTGCGCCGAGCGGGTTTAGCGCCTGGGACCCGCCCGCTGTCACGACCGGCTCGGCTTACGGCAAACTGGCGTATGGCAAGGGGCAATACAGCCGCGCGCCTGTAGACGATCTGGCGGGCAACCTTGCGCCGGTCATCGCGCTTTCCGCCGACATATCGATCACCGCCGCGACCGCGCTGGCTGGCGACCTTGCGCCTTCGATTGCGCTCACCGGCGACCTGACGGTCACGGCTGCAACCGCGCTGGCGGGCGATCTTGCGCCCTCCGTTACGTTTGGCGGCGTTCTCAATTCCATCGAACTCTTCGCTGGCGATCTTGCGCCTGCCGTCGCGTTCGTAGGCGACTTGGATATCGGCGGCGCCCCCGATTTGGCGGGCAATCTCATCCCGCTCGTTACGTTCGCGGGCGACCTGACGACGACGGATTTGCTTGTCGGCGATCTTGCGCCTTCGGTCATGTTTGCGGGCGCGCTGACGAGCCTGTTCGGCCTGACCGGCGATCTTGCGCCCCCGGTTGCGCTCTCAGCCGATCTGACAGTCACGCCCTCTATCGATCTTGCGGGCGATCTTGCGCCGACCGTGTCGTTCGCCGCCGATATGACGGTCGTCTACGTCTACGATCTTGTCGGCGACCTTGCGCCCGATGTGACTTTCGCCGCCGACCTGTTGGTCATGGTCATCCATGATCTGGCTGGCGATCTTGCCTTCCAGATCGATCTGGAAGCCTCGCTGGGCGGCGATTGGTTGATTGCCGGGGATATGAGCCTCGGCGTCGACTTTGGCGCTGAGTTCACCTCTGGGCCGCTCTGGGAGGCCGCCGAGCCTTGCCCGCCGCCGCCGTGGGATGAGGCCGAGGCTTGCCCGCCCACGCTCTGGACCCCGACCTTGCCGCCGAATTGGGAGCTGCCAGGAGTTCCTCAGGGATGGGGCATGGGCGCGTATGGCGTCTCTGTGTATCAGCCCTCCAGCACATCGCCGTGGCTTCCGCCCGATCAGCCCGCGCCGCCGCCGACATGGACGCCGTCAGCGCCCCCTGCAAACGTAGATTGGCAAGACACGGAGCCGTGCGATGGCTGACAAGGTCGATCCTCGCACCGGCGAACTGACGACCGCCAACTACGGTTGGGTTAAACCGACGGTGGGCGCGAGCGTCGACGCCTGGGGCGGCTACATCAACACCGACCTCGACGGCATCGACACGACCGTCAAGAGCGTCTCGACCGTCGCCAACGCGGCGTATCCGGCGACCAATCCGAGCGGCTACCAGACGGCGGCGCAGGTGACGACGGCGTTGCCGGTTGTCACGACGACGACGCCCGCGATGGACGGCACGGCGACGATTGGCTCGACCGGCAAATGGGCGGACGGCGGACACATTCATCCGACCGATACGAGCCGCGCGCCGCTCGCTTCGCCAGCGTTTACCGGCACGCCTTCAATGCCGACCGGAACGACCGGCGTCACTCAGACTGCAGGAGATAGCTCGACCAAGTTGGCGACGACGGCGTTCGTGAGCGCGCTGGCGACGGGCGACAATCGCATTATCAACGGCGACATGCGGATCGACCAACGCAACAATGGCGCGAGCGGGACGGCGATCAACGGCTACA